ACTGGTTTATTTGCATCGCTTGTATTATCGACATTAGGTAAACCAACAGCCGTTTTATCCAAAGCTACAAAGGTCTTATCACCTCTGTAATATTCTGAAGTTGTGCCTGCTGCAATTACATCTTCTTTTAAATCTAAAGCTGATTGCAAATCGGTTTGACTGGATAAAGTTCCAGTAATGCCGCCCCAAGCTGCTGAAGATGAAACCGTTAAATCACCAGAACCCAAAAGAGTTTCACCGTTGACCGATTTAATATTTGTTTGATTGACCAGCGTTGCTTGCTTGCCGTCTATCTGCGTTTGAATAGGTGATGTAACACCATTTAATTGAGCAAATTCAGCATCTGTTACGCTGCCATCTGTTAAGTTTGGTACTCCGTCAATTAGTTCTGCGAATTCGCTTTGCGTTGGTTTATCACCTGTTTGAAAGTAGCCTTTTAAGGTTGTTCTTGTTGCCATATTTTTTTTATTGTACTGTAAATGTATCTTCTATTATCCAAACTCCAATCCCATCTAATATAGTTGCATCATAAATAATTGAATCAGCACAACCTGTCTTCGCATATTTAACCGTAATGTCTAATGAAGCAGTCCAAGCCAACATCCTATCATTTTTGTCGATGTTTGGAGAACTTGGGGAAATTGAAATGTCTGTATCTAAATTATAATTAGTGTAATCTTTAAAGAGGTTACCATTTGCAAACTGGCCGATAACGTCTTGAATCATATCGAAAAGTTTCGAGTCAACTTCTAAATCGTCACTCCTGTCTTTGCTTGGGATATCAAAGCAAGTGATTAGAATAGTAAAGGTGACAAACCCTTTTCCGCTTTGGCTGCCTTGAGGCTCTACCAAAAGAGCAGGTAACTTGTCTGTCTTTGTATCTAATTGGATTGAATCGCCATAGTAAAATGAAGTGATTTGGGGATGCGCTGTTGCCAGCTCCTTAATTTCATTTACTACTTGGTAAAGTGTCTGCATATTAATAAAACGAAAAAAGTCACGTTCTGTTTTTCTTTAATCTATTTGTTTGCTGTTCATTCTTATCTTTTCTGTACATCAGAAACAATAAAGCCTTTTCAATAGGTATTTCACCGACTGCATCTAACTTCAAAACGTCATCGTTTGCCAGCTCAATTAAGAAGTGATACCAGCCCCATTCGATTGTTCTGCTTGTCTTAAAAGTTTCCTTCGTTCCCTTCTGCTCAAAGAGGTATGCGAAGTTTGTAATAACTCGTTTCTCAAAGTCCAAAAAAAAACAATAGCACCGTCAACTGCTTCACAAGGAAAATGCTCTTTAAAAAGTTCATCCCTGCCTTCTAAGCCAGTATATGATTCCAGCCTATATAATCCACTTGCTTCTTGAATTATGGGTCTGTAAAGCACAGCTAATATTTTATGGAGGTTTTCAGAAAACCCCTTCTTTTCAAATTCCTGAATGTCTGCAAACTCGCTTGTCGTTATGTCGCTCAAGTTGCTGTGCATTCCGTATTCTTTCCCCTTTATTGTTACCCTTTGAAATAGCTTGCTTTCGCCTTGCTGAAACAGATTAACAACCGTTTGGAATATCTCTTCCAACTTTGATACTGGCAATTTTTCAATCTTGGATAGGTCACCTTTTACAAAGATATTTATTACCTGTATCATATAAGAAACTTGGTCTATTTCCTTTTCGCTAATCTCGTCTTGTAGCTTCAAAAAAAGCTGGTATTGATTCAATTTTATTTCGTCAATACTTTCAGGCACTACATATTTAATCTTCATTGCATTGGTTTATATATATGTTTTCTAAAGTGGTTCTCCAGCCTTTTACGCAAGAACCGCAATTGCTGGGCTTTAATCTTGTTCCCATTATTTCGTTATGCAAAGTTCTAAGGCTTTCTACAAAATCCCTTTTAACAGGATCAATAAATAGCATTGGCCTTATCCTTTCGTATATCTTAAATTGGTCTTTCGTCATCTCTATGTCTTTCTTGTACGGAAATAACTTATTCAATTTTTCCCTACGTTCATCACAGCCACAATCTTCACCAGCTACTGCCTTAACTACTTTGTCTATGCCTGTTGCTTTGGTTACTTTAGCGATTGTATCGCCAAGACCTTTTGCTTTGTTTTTACTCCCTTTTTTTCTTCCCATTATTCGAGTGCTTTATGTTTCTTTAATTTTTGTAATTCTGTTTTTGCTCTGGTTATCGCATTAAATATTGAACGTAAATTTATACCTGTTGCTTTGCTTAATCCTCGCATTGTCATTTCTGAGCTTACATATTCATCAAACAACCTACTGTCAAACCAGTACAGCTTTTCCATAAAATATCTAATATGGTCAGCTTTTTCCTGTCGCTCTAAAACGTCAACATCTTCGCCAAAATCATCAAGGAAGTGGTAGAAAAATTCCTTTTTGTTTTTCCTTTTGCTATCCAGAAATAATTGGTTAATGATACGAACGCATAGGAATTTTGAAACTCCATTCTTGTGCATATCATCCAGCTTAACTTTATCGTACCGGTACAGCTTCAAATACATATCTTGAACCAAGTCATCTGCATCGCTTTTATGCTTACAAATATGTAAGGCCATAGAGCGAAAGTATGAATCGTTTTTATTCGCTATTTCAGTAATCGTTTTCAAAGTAGTTCCTTGATTTCAAACTTAATGTACTCTTTCCCTTTCTTAACCACCTTTTTTTTAATGTACAATTTGTAAAATCGATTATCATTAATTCCGTACTTTTTCGTTATTAAATCTAATAGGGGTTTGATTGGATTGTCAATGTCTGAGCCTTTGGAAGAGAATCCAAATTCGATATTCAATTGGAGTTGTTCTGAATCGTTTACCTTCTGCTTTTGTAACAGAAATAAACCGTCTTCAATCCAGTTTTTGTAAAGGTCACTTTTAAAACGACGGCCCTTCCAAGCGACATTAACCGACAATGGTTTTAATGGTATGTTTACCTTCATCGAACACGAAGATATTATTTTTTTTTAAATAATTAATACGACTTTTTGAAACGCTCGTTAACAGTCGATAAACGGCATTGAAACGCCATTTTATCTTTTTGTTGTGTGCAATACTACGTTTCTGCTTAAAATAAAGTTTGTTGCACATTATCATAGTTCGTTGGTATATTACTCCAAATCGCTTCGGTGGTTTTATACATAGATCCTTGCATTTCTTTCATAGGCTTAAAGTCTAACCAATCAGCTTTTGTGTTTTCACATACAATGGTTTGCCCTAATCTGCTTTTGCACCATTCAGCCAAATTTGCAAAATCAATATTTTTTGTGCTATGCTTGTAATACTCACCACCAAATTGATAAGGTGGGTCTACATACCAAGTCGCTTTTTGGTTTTCTATATCTTCATAGCTTCCAAGTTTTATTTCCCAATGCTTAATCTTAAATAAATTTTCAGCAATTCTTTTTTTTGATTTGTAAGAGTTCATCCCTTCAAAACTTCCACAAGTCATTTGAGGTCTTGCTACACCTTGCCCAGCAATAAAACCAAGTAAATTTATTTCTTCTTCAATCAATCCTTTTGTATCAAACTTTTTCCCTCTTTCTAATTCTGGCAATTTAAGTATATCATTTTCGCTACATTGTTGTAGCCATCTCCATAAATTTACTACCACATCATATTTATCAACCAGTAATATATCTCGGTCAAACCATTTTAGAGAATACCTTGCAGAACCAGCAAAAGGCTCTATTATCTTATCGAATTTTGGTGTTGGGTATAAATCAACCACCTTGCTTTTACTTCCGTAATATGACCACATAAATTAATGTTTTATCTTGTTAATCCGTACTGCACACAACAATGTATAAACGGCATTGAAACGCCATTTTATCTTTTTGTTGTATGCTTTTTATATTTTCTTTATACAAATATGTATAATTAATACAAATGACTTTCGACACATTCATAAACAAAGCTACTATCTTGATTTAACTCATCTAATTGCACCTCAGTCATTGGCTTACTATCATAGTCTGCTTTTGATATAAATGCATCACAAAAGTCTGGATAATCATTTGTATCTATTCCATCTACTTCAATATTCTTAATTTTTTTATAGTCCATTTTAAATTATTATTTATTTGATTCAAGTATTTTTTCAAGGTACAAGGTCGCATCCATCAATTCTTCTTGTAAATGAATAATCCACTCTTTTAATTTTAAATCGTTTCTATCTAAAGTTGTTCCGTATTTTTTTATACCAACAGCAGACCTTTCTTGGTACTTATTGACTACCTTTTTTACAATGGTATCTTCTATTTTTTTGTTTTTCATTTAAAGCTGTTTGCTACCCTTTGAATTTCGTTTGCTCTTTGTTCTAAAGATTCAATATAACTTTTTATTCTGTCAATATTATTTTCAACCCAGTAACCTTTGGAGCTGGAAACTAAATTTATAATTAACCTATTGATCCTAATGTGGTTTATAATTTTTCTGATTCTGGCAGGATTAACCTTGTAATCCAGAAGCCTCATTTTGTCAACCATTTCTTTATTAGTTATGGCCTTCGTTTCGCCCACTTTAGTTTTTAAGCCAATAACTATTTTAGGAAGCAAAAACATTTCGTAATCTGTTAATTCGTGCGTTTCTTTTTCAAATCCATTTATCATTTCATTTCTTTTTTAAATTCTTTGAATAGAATGTCCAATTGATTTACTGTAAATTCTACACCTTCAGCTCCTCCGCTCACATAAAATTTATTGAAAAGGTCTGAGCCTATTATTCTGTCAATCTCCTTCTTCGTTCCTTTGGTAAGGTTCTTCAGTTTATGTTTATTAAAATGGCTGCCTTCGTATTCTTCCAGCCTTTCTTGGAGGTGTTCAAGCATTGCAGCTATCCATATAAATTGAAATTGACTTTTCATATGTCTATTGTTTTAATACTTTCTTTAATGTCAATTAAACCGACAAATTTATCTTTCTTCTTTTTGTTTTGAAATTCTGAAGTGGCAGGCATTTCTTTCCATTCCCATTTGAAATTATATCCTTCAGCAATCAAATCTTTAATATCAAATAAATATATTTTATTATCCATTTGAACAGCATACACAAACTCTTTTTTTAAGTGGGCTGAATACATAAAGTTGTAAGCGTATTTGTCAAATTCAATTATGGTTTCTTTATAATATTTGTGCCTATATTTTATTTCAAATATGGTTGTTTCGTTGTAAGCATCAAATCTGCTGTATTCAAAATTGCTTATCTGAATAGGTGTTTTTGCAAATTCGTTTAGTCTTTTAATGATAGCAATTTCGTTTTCCTTCATACTATTTTGTATTGATATTCGTTTGGTTCTACTCCAATTATTTTATAGCCATTCTTTAACTGTGAAGCTGTCAAAGTCCTTTCTATTTTGGTATGCTCTAAAAGCCCAACCTCCATATTCATAAGTAGTAAAACTATCTTTTTCTTCATTCTTTTACGATTAACCATTATTTCAAAGGTGATTGTGCATTCATTTAAGATGTCATCTTTGGTCATTGGTTCATTCATTTTGCTTTTTTAAAATAGTTCAGTTTGATTTACCTTTGAGTTTTTTATTATACCTATCGCTGTTTCTAAAATGGTTTTTCCAGCTTCATAGTCTACAAGGTTTCTTGCTACCTTTCCTAAGTCTTGACCGCCTTTATAATTACTTAAATCTATATGGTGAAATTTACATAAGTCTTTATGTTGCGTTTTTCTTCTTGCTTTATTTGCAGTAATTGGAGGTGCTTTTCTATATGATAATATATTTGGTAAATTAAAATTAGTCCAATATAGATGCCTACCTCTTTTATTTGCTCTTATCAAAGGTTCGTAATAAGGAATAACATTTTCAATACAATATTTTCCTTTAAAAAAAGTATCTAAAAAGATAATTTCCTCATACAACTTCATATCTGGGAATCTTTCAATACCTTGAGCATTTAAAAAATGATTTGTAACGGAATGCGTAGGACAAGGAGGGCTTGACCAAATAAAATCAAAATCTTTGTAGTGTTCTAATAAATACTGATGTGCATCTGCAACTATTACTGTGTCGTTTGGGAATCTTTCTTGGTATAGTTTAGCAAGTTCTTCATCCCATTCTACAGCAGTAACTTCAATGTCTTCTTTAACTTCGTTCCACTTGTATCGGTTACCACCAAGACAAGCATATAAATTTAATATTTTCATAATTCAGTTTGATTTACGTTTGTCCATTGGTTAGCCATAGACTTTGCAATTCCTGGAAATGTTTTACTTCTTAAAGTACTTCTTTCTGCTGGTGTTTTAGCATCTTGCAATGCTTTATAATACCACATAGCCATTCTCTTCTTAACACCTTTCTTACTCGTAAATTCAAAGAATTCACCTTTATCAACAATATCAGTAGGTGTTAAATTCGGTAAGTTTTTAAGCCATAAGCAAGTGCTTTTCTGTGCTTTATCTCCAAACATCCAGGGCTGTATAATTTGGTTTGGTTTTCTGTATTTTGTACTCATTATTCCAATAGGGTTTTCTATTGCAATTTTTTCAATTGGTGCATTTACAAAACTCATAAATAAATCAATACCTTGCTGCTGCCTACCGTCTGCAATCTTTTCCTTAAAGTGTCTTGCACCACTTACTGCCAAATGAGTGCAAGGTGTAAAGCAAATCATCATATCATACTTACCGCTATACGCTTCTGTAACTGCATCTCCTTTTATATGCCATTCAGGATAACCACCACTTTGCTCTAATATGTCACAGCTAAATGCTTCGTGTCCTAACTTTCGTAATTCTTTTGTTACTGCTTGGCTTTCTTCACAAGCTACTAATATCTTCATAATTCAGTATTTTTAAATAAATCAGCAACCATAATTCTGTGGCATTCTGCTTTTACTCTGCTGGTCACAGTCGATTGTTCACCGATTATGACAGCCTCCATTTCGTTCTTTGCCTTCTTGTATTTATATATATCCTGCAATTCATTTTGTTGCCTGATTATCGATTCTTTGGCCCTTTCAACTATTGCCCATTTTTCTTCATTATTGACTTTAAAGTGACCCATATTTTTGAGGGTTTCATAACATACTGCAAGCAAAGCAAATTCCTTTTTCTTATATTTTTTCTGTTGGTCTTTTATAAATGAAAGGGAAACTTCTTTTGAAGCTGCGATTTGTTTCAGTTCTTTATCGCCAAAAAACTTTCCATTTGCTATTGAAGTGGCGTGTCTTTTAACCCATACATCTTTGTGATATTTTTTCATCCAAAAGATTAAACGCTGTGCGTGTATTCCACCACCCTGTTGCTCGTCATTATCCCTTCCGTATCTTAACCCTTCACGAAGTTCATCGGGTGTGTAAGACTGACAATTTTTCAAAATGTAATCCGAAAATTCTAAAAAAGTAATGTTTACTATTTCTTCATCAGCATTAGATTGACCTACACTTTTCATATAGAAGTAGATTAATTCTAAAATTAGATTTTTTATTTCCTTTTGCTCCGTCTTTTTAATCAATTCCATTGGTCGCTATTTAGTTTGTTTTGTAAATTTATAAAGGTTTGCTTAGTCTTATCTTTTTTATCTTCTGGTGTTCCGAATTTAGTTTCGTTACGCTTCCAAGTCGCAAGCCTTCTGTTTATATCGAAAGACGTTTGCTTTTCAAAACGCATTTTTTTATCTTTTAAACCGTGTTCAGTCCAATAGCCTGCAAACTCTTTTAATAAAGTAGATGAATTATCTGAAATAAAAGGGTGCAAGGAGTTGATAAACTCCGATTTTCGCTCCTCTATACTTTTTACATTTACTTTTACTTTTACTTTATCTTTTACATTTACTTTTACTTTATCTATTACTGTTGGATTCGTTGAAATATTTTCAACGGAATCAACGAGCGTTGCATCTCGTTGGATTTTTCTTAACGCTGCTGACCTTTTTCCGGCCTCGCTTCTTTGTGCTTTGGATTCTTGAAACTTTTCTAAATCACGCTTTAACTGCATTTTAATAGGCTCAAAAGCTATTTCAATAAGTAAGTCATCTGCTTCTGGGTTTTCATCGTTAACGTAACTAAAAATATGCTTTATGAGTTCGCCAGCCTTTTCATTAGGTAGCTTTTTAAATAGGTTATGCTGGTCAGCATATAGTATAAATCCTTTTTTATCTGTTGCCATATTTTTGAGTATAAAAAAACCCCCATAAATGGTAGCCGCAACCACGAGGCATTCCATTTACGAGGGTCAAACTAAAAAGAAAATTTTTCATTGTGGTTACAATTTGATGCAAATATATATAATTAAAATGGTAAATTATCCACTTTATCCTCATTTATTTGCTTCTGGTTTTTTATGGCGTTAACCTTGCCATCTGTCCAAAAGACCTTTCCGTTCATAACGTATTGCCTTTTTTCTTTTGCTTCCCTTTGTTCTTTGGTCTGCTCAATATACATTGATACATTCTGATTAAACTGGTTTTCTTCATCGCTAATAGCGAATGTTAAAGCAATACCATTTGCTTTTTCTTTTTCTAAATTAGCGACTATTTCTTTCGCTGTCTTTAATTTTAAATAGGTTGTTCCTAAAGTTGCCATAATTATTGATTTTTGTTGATTAAATAAATGAAAATTATTGTTAGTAAAAGTACAAAAGTAAATGAAAATAGTAGAATTTTCTGCACCTTTTTATCATACAGCTTCCTGTTCTGCTGCTTCTTGTTCTTTGTTTTGTTTAACATAGTTGTAATTAAAATGGTTAATAATCTTGCCAGCAAAAGCCTTGTATTCATAATCAAATTCTGACAATTGCTTGTGCTTTTTGATGTTGTAAATGACAGTTGAATGGTCTCTGTTTATCGCTTTGCCTATATTTAAAAGGCTTTCTTTTCCATTTTCTTTTGCTATAAAGCAATAGACTTGTCTTGCCCAAACGTATTCTTGCTTACGATTAACTTCTGTTATGTCTATGTCCTGAAACTTAGAAATAAAAATGACCAATTCCTTTATATTAAAGTTGGCTTTGTCCAGCTCCATTAGTTCATCTATTTCATTTCGCAATTCCAAACGTAATTTTAAACGTAGATCTTGCATTTGTTCTTTCAAATTATAGATTTCATTTTCTGTGTAATCCATCAATCTTTCTATCTCTTTTATCTTCATCTTTTTAATATAAATTTTGTTCTATAAAATAATTGTCTACACTTTCTGTGGCTTCCTTACTAAAGAATTTATTGTAAACTTTCAAAGCCCGTTCTACCTTTTCCTTTCCTGATTCAACAAATGAATCAGTTGCCCTGTAAACGCCCATCTGCCGAGTTGTTTTATCAATGACTATAAAAACCATAGGCCTATTGAATAGCAAGCCGTAAACGTATGCCTGTGAATCGTAGTTGTAGTTTTTCGCTGACCATTTAAACTTGCTTATATCACCAGTTGTTTTAAGGTCAAGAATGTGGGTGTTTGTTACGATGTCAGCTTTACCCTTGAACGGTATCCCTTGAATTTTTGTGACTGAGGGCCTTTCGAACTCGTTGCCTTCAGCATAAATCATATCGTATAATTCTATGTTGCTTACAACCGTGTCAGCTAAATACTCTGCCCACTCCACCTCTTTTTTCAGGAGCAGAAAATCTTCACCGCTATCTTCAACAGCTTCTTTGTAGGCTTTGCTGGTTCGTGTTTTAATGTCAACAAACTTAAAGGCAGATGCTTTTTCTGGTTCAAGAATAAGCTGATGAAACAAACGCCCAAAGGCGAATGCTTTATTATCGGGTTGTCTAACTCCAAACATCTTTGGATTATTTAAAAGGGCTGATATGTTGCTATTGCTTAGGTATTGCTGACCGAATGCCCCATAGTATTCGGCATCATCTCTAAGTCTTTCGATTACTTCGCTCATTTCAATAAGAATTTAATGGCTGATGTAGTTTCCTTTTCTATAAGGTACTTTGCTGAAAGCCTCTTTGTAATTTCAGTCAATCCTAATTGCTTATTGGCATCAATGTATTTCAATACTTTGGCCCAGTTAGCATCGTCAACTTCCAGCTTAACTAAAGTAGGTTCTACTTTGTCAGCTTGCGGTAAATCTTCTCCTGCGTATATGTATAAACCTAAACCGTGTCGAGCAATTGCCTTTGTCAAACTTCGCTGGATGCTTGTATTGACATTGAAAGAGGTTAGACTATCAATTGCTATGCTTTTGTTTCGGTAATCTAAAACAGGCAAATATTCAATATGCTCTATTCCTCCTATGGTTACTCCTGTCTTTACCCAAGCTGTCTGCTGGTCGTGATGGTAGTTTAAACCGTCAGCATTTTCATAAACAAGGTAAGTTGAATCTGGGTAGTGTTTTTTAACCTCTGACCAAGCCCAAGCCCAGCTAAGATATGTAAGGCCATTTTTCTTTTCGGCCTTTGCATTTACATTGATTTCGTTCAATGTTTCGAAAACGCTTTTCTCTTTTTTCATATTACTATTTTATAAAATAATGGAGCTTTCTTTAAACTGCTGCTCCAATTTAGCAATCTCTTTTTCTATTTCTTTAATTCTTTTAATGCCTTTGTACGCTAAATTAGGGAATAAATCTTTAAAATCTTTACTGTAATTTAAGTGGCATTCCACCTCTTTTTTCAAAGAAACAATTGTTTCAACTATTTCAATTTGATTTTCTAAATTGCGTATAATCTCGCTGTACTTTTTCATAAAGGCTAATATTTTATATTGATTAATTCAGCTAATAAATCTTCTAATTCCAAATCCTTTTGAGGAATCATATTTGTTTTTACTTGTGTAAATATTTCTTGAACCCGAAACGAATCAATACTGATTTCCCCTTCTATTATTCCTTTTTCTTCTAAGCCTTGAAAGGTTGTTAAAGTTCCTGTAACATATTTTGAAGACCAATCAACTATTATTTCCGTATCTATTTTTTCAAATTGAAGTGAAAACTGTCCGCATTCTTCAGTTATGTTTAAAACTATCGTGCCGTTGTATTCGGTTTCTACAAAAGTATAATCGTTTTGATTAATTCCTGCCTTTAAAAATTGGCTGCTTATTTTTCTCATAATTTTTCTTTTTTAGTTTTTAGTTTTTATTTCTTTGATTGCTCGTGAATAATTACGCTTGCATCAGTAATGTTTTTAATCGCATTATTTATTTTTTTCCAAATAATAATGTTTGCATCTCTTTGAGATTCGCTTGCCCCTTCTTTAAGTGTACACGCATTAATAACCTTTAACATTTCTGTTGCATTTTTAAGTGCTTTATCAATTTTTGAATTTTCCATTTTGTTTTTGTTTTTTTTTAGTTTAAAAATATGGGGGAATTGCACCCCCTTTTGTTTTTAATTTATTTTTAAGCATTACAGTAAATATCGCCACCCGTTCTTGTAATAAAATTAGCAACTGCATTTGCGGCAGATATACCACTATAAACGTGTGATGGAGTTGACTTTTTCAATAACCACATAGGAATATCAACAATACAATTGCCTTGATTATTTTTTTCCTCAAACTTTAATTGAGATTTTGGCAACCATAAATTATCATAGTATTTCATACCCCAATCAAAAGATATTTGTATTGCTTTTTCTGTTTCTCTGTTGTAACTTGCAGTAAATTTCATAATATTTGTTTTTAGTTTGTTTGTTGATACAAATATAAACAAATGTTTATAACTACCAAGCATTTTAACAAATTTATTTCACATTAACCTAAATAAAGGGCATAAAAAAAAGGGCGAAAGCCCCTTTTTAGTGATTAAGTATGTACAATTATCCGTACAAGTATCCGTACAATTTATTTCGTGCTGTCTATGCTCGGAAAGAAAGTTCTGTCAGCTTTACGTATCATTCGATCCATAATAGCTATCTTTTTATTCACTTCTTTCTTTTCCTTCACACTTGAATCTATGCCTAAATTAACACACAACCTCGCTTGCATTCTTAAAAGCCTATCTATTTGATGGCGTATTAACTCGTTGTCGATATATGGCATAGAATTATCCAATCTCTTTATTGATTTCCTCAAAGATACTCATAAAATCTTCAAAAGTGATTGCTCCTGTAAACAATTCATATGCCGCAAATACTAAAGCGACTAAAACAAATACGAAAGTAACTAAACGAACATAGTCGAAAGAGCCTTCGTTTACTGGGCTGTCAATATTCTTCAGAACTTCACCTTTAAGTGAATTGACAACGCCTCCCAGTATTCCAGTTATCGGTGAAGATACACCTGCTAAAGCTCCTGTTGCTATTGACTTTAAGAAAATGCCTGCTTTGCTATTAAAAAATTTCTTTACTTTTTTCATAAATCTAAGGTTTTACTATTTTTAATTCTTTTTGATTGGTTGTTCTAAAGTCTATATGCGTCCAAGTTGGTGCGTATTTTATACTTTCAATTGTAGTTATTCCGAATGAAGCATAGTTATCAAAGATAAATTCATTGACTTCTGAAACTTCCATTCCTTTAACATTAATATCAAAACCATTGCCTACTCTGTGTTGGCTAAATTTAGCCCCTGTCGTGCTGTATATTGAACGATAACCTCTATTTGATAGGTTACCACCTAAATGATAGTTGTTTACCGTTATGGGCTTTCCTATCGCTTTTCTCAACTTTATCAAATTGGCAACAGCATTTGAATTTAGCATCCAGATAGCATTCGCACCCAGCTTTTCAAAGGTAAACTTGTCAACTAATTCTTCTATCCTAAAAAAATCCATAATCAATTAAATGTTTGCTTGTAATTTATCATAATTTCTTCTTCCAGCATTGACTTTTCATACAGGGCTTTTACAGCCACATATAATTGAGTAATGTCAAATGTAACAGCTTCTCCATTGCTTTCAAGGTATAGGTCAATATGTCCATTATCTTCTAAGCCGTCATTGCTCAAGATAAGTTCCTTTGCAAAAGTGCCTGAACTATTGTATTCGTCTGAATCACCAACTATTTTTATCTCCATTATTTGCTTAGTCTTTCGAGTATCTTTTCCAAAAGGTTATCAACCTTATCAAGTCGCTTTAATATGTTGCTTGTAAGTGATTCCATCACCGCAATTTTAGTATCTCTAACTCCGTCACTTCGTTCGTTACTATTCAACTTCAACTTAATGTCATCAATCTCTTTGGTATTTTGTAAAACTTGATGCTTGATATAAGGGATTAAAGCTATTGCCGCACCGCTTCCGATGGTGATTTGCATTATTAATTCATTCATCACTTTTTACCTTTTCTATTTTTTTTCAAAATGTATTGCAACAGCTTCTCCAAATTCTTTTTATTTGGTGCTGTTTTCCTCTTAATATCTTTGTCCACCGCTAAGTCTTTCATATCTATTTGGCTTTACATTATCTAAAGAGATTCCTCTAAATGCTTTGCTTCTTATTGGGTTTAAATCTTCGTTTGAGTTTGTACTATATTCAGGAAATAAAGAAGAATTACTGCAAAGGTAGTCAGTTAACCTTTCGCCAAAATGCTCTCCTCTATCTCTTTGCTTTTGCTGGTAATAATTTAATTCTGAAAGTGAAGCTGTCGAACTATTTTCTGCATTGCTTCTGTACACTCCACCTCTTGCAACTTGAACGCTTACATCTGGTATCAACTCGCTAAAGGTGTACCAACCCAAACAAGGAGCAACCCAAGTATTAGTCAAAGTCGCATAGTTGCCAGATAAAGTTCCTGCTATTATTTCAGCAGCTATTTTATTGTATAAATCTGTTCCCAAAATAGGTTCAATGAACATTCTTTGAGTTGCTAAAATTATAGTCCTTATTTTAGAATCGTCTACATTATCATTTAAAGGCGTTGTTTCCTTTAAATAGCCGATGCTGATAAACATACTCTTTGTTACACTCATCCTACTTTTTTATTTTGTTTGGTTGCCCTTTTATCATTTACTCTGCTGACAACGTATGGTACATTTCCTACTTTTTTAGCTTTTCCTGTTTCATTATTTTTAAAATACAATTTTCGCTGCCAGACGTGCCGGCAATTATAAGAACCTTTGTACCAAAAAACGTTATATGAACCGAACTCTGCATTATTTAAATTTTCTAAAACTTCCCTTTTAAAAACTCGGTTTCCATTTTCAGCAGAATCTATTTGGTGTATGCAGAAGTTGCGTGAAGTATCAATTAAATCTGGTTCGCCTTGATTCTTTAATTTTTTTGATAAAGCATACTGATATCGAACTAACCAAACGCCAGAACCATCTTTTGCTTTAACATCATATTTCGAAAGGTTGTCTGCATTTACGCCCCAATCTTTAGCTAAATTATAATCGCCATCTTTGACTTTTAATTCGTCATCTCCTTCACAGTCTTCTGTTTCTATAACCTCAAACCCATTTTCAAGCAATTCATTTTCGTCTTCGCCATACTTATCAAGTTCGCCATTTAGCCATTCAGCTTCTTCATCATTTAGTATTTTAAAAGGGCTTTCCTCTTTTTCCATTTTAACTAAATCCAAATCTTTTTTTACTTCAGCTTCAGATATTGATAAAAATGGTTTGTAAAATAAACGACTGCTTACCTCCATATACGCTAATATAGGCTCGTAGAAGTCGATAATATCGTTTTGTATAGGTTTTATTACCGTATTCTGAAATAGTTCATTAGCAGTCCTTATTTCGTCTGCATTGTTACCTAATCCAGTAGCTTGTCTTATACCCAAAAGCATCGGGCTTGTAACTTTGTGGGCCACTAAAATATTATCTCTAATTTGCGTTGCCATCTGCTCATACTGCTTGTCAGCATCTGGAAGTTCAGCGTTGTAAATGTCAGCCGCTCTTTCCTTTGAGTCGTTGTACATAAATACAATCTTTTCACCGTGCGTGCCTGTGAACTTCTGTTGGAACAATTTTTCAATTTGCATCCTTTCGCTTGGGTCTGGAATACCATTATTAAATTGGACGATGGTAGCCCCCGAAAAACCTGACTTTATATTTGAAAGATGGTAGTTTGCTATCTCAATATCCATCTCAGCCCACTTCGTGCCACCTAACCAAGTAGGTACTCCAAAATAATAAGAGTCTGGGCAATAGCTTCTGTAATAATATATGAAGTTGCCTGCCTTTGTTTCCTCTGGATTCCAAGCCTCAATCTCTACTGGCTTGTATTCTTGCTTTCTGATTTCTTCCCAATTACTGCTGTACCAATAGCTTTCAATTTCGCCATCTTCATTCGCTTTATTTGGTAATATCGTTTGAACAGGTAAATGTTCAACAGATGCAATTCTTCCTGCTCTGTCTGTTACTATCTGTAATGCGCCATTTCCTTGCTGGTAAACATCAAGGATAAAACGCTTTTGTTCTTCCTTATTAAATACAGCTTTAAATTTAGCTAATCCAACAACTTCATTTGATTTAGTGCCTAAGCCTTCACCATAAATTCTGTCCGAAATGCCAGTAATTAAAGCGTAATTCAATGAACTATTTTTGAAAAGGTAGTTTATGTAAGAAAAGTAGCCTGTTGGGCTTCTTTGGTCTAAGCCATATCCAACCCATTCTTTATTTCTTTGGATAGCCGCTTCTGGTCTGTTCTCCTCTTGTAAATTTACAATCGAAAATTCGTATTTATTAGCTTGGCTCATTTACTTGATATGTTGTTGTGATGTCATTAAAGTCATATGTCACGTTTATTGTTGCATTCAAATATACTAATTCCGTATAAATATTAGAATCTCCATTATTCACCGTTATGCTGTAAAATCCGTCTGGTGAATCAGCCAAAACGCCATTTATATCAAACTTAAAGTACCTATTTGTTATTGCTGAAGCAGTAACAGTTGTTCCTATTTCAATTTTAGTTGCTTGACTTTCAAATGTTAGCGTGTATTCTTTTGCAGAATTTAAAGGTTCACCCCTTTCAAAAAGGTTAATGTAAATGTATGAAGTGCTTTGTTTAATGTAAATCATTCTATTATAATAACGATAAAATCAAAAGACTGTTGCAAAATAAAAAAAAATAGCCCCGATAAACGAGGCTATTTTATGAAAAGAAAAAAGAAAAAAAAAGAGAAAAGTATTATCTAAACTGGAGCTGATACAATTGTAGCTGAACTTAAATCAACAATAAATGGAGCTGCTACTGGTTCTGAACCAGTCATTGAGATAACGTATCCGCTTAAATCTCCTGCTGCTGTTCCTGTTTGTGCGGCTGCTGTTGTTACGTTCATTCCTTTGCGCCATCCTGCTAAAATAAAATTACCATTGTTATCTTCAAGAATCACATTTGGTCTTCCTGCTGCTAACAATTTGATTTCATCTCTATCATTTGCTGTTAATTTGTGCAAAGTTAATTCCACCGCTTGCTCATAAAACAAAGTACCATTTTCAGGTGCTGATGTTAGAGTTTCGGTGTAGCTTGCCGTGTATTCTGGTAAAGCGTATTTGTATAAAGTTGCTGTAGTTCCAACGCCATCAATGTCAGCTAAAGTAGCCGCTGCAATAGTTCCTGTTGCTGCTGCTGTGATTACTGTTGGTGTATTTAATAAAATGTCATTTGCAAAATAGACTGCGACAATACCGCCAACCTGCTCTTTACAAACCCATTCACGACCGTCTGCGATTGTACAAGGCATATTTTATGAATTTTTTTTTGTTAATGAATTAAAAAAGTAAAAAAATGGAAAGGGCAAAAGCCCCTTCCAAATGTTTTTTAAGAATATAAAACGATGTCAGCACCGTTTGTGTTCTGTGTTCCTGCTGAAAATCTTGCAATGAATCTTACGTTGTCCGAACCGTCAAGTTCAGCCATATCTAAGGCTCTAACTTCAGCCATATCCGTCATTACGTTTGTTCCAAAATGTAAGTCAGCAGCTCGTGCAGCAACCATTTTGTCATCACTCATTCCAGGTGCAACTTTTAAAGGAATACCTTCAAAGTTCAAACCAGTAACGCCATCGTGATAAAGATTTTGGTAACCTAAAGCAGCTTGAGCAGCTATGTAAAATTTCTGAATAGAAGTAGGAATGTAAATTGCTAAATCTTCTTTACCATATACAGTATTTGGGATAGCATCTCTTACTCTTCCAAGTTGTGCAATGATGGTATCAGCTCCGATAACAACAGCTCCGATTGCTACATCATTAACAGTTCCATCAGCAGCCAATCTTGCTTCCAATCCTGTGAAGTTTCCACCAGTATCGTTTGCACCTGACCAAAGTAGGGTTTCTACCTGTGCAGAAATTAAAGAAACATTTTTCTCAATGAAAAAGTCCAAAAGTGAAGTAGGTAATTCTTGACCTAACATTCTTCCTCGCATTTCTAAAGATTCCCATTCGCTTCTAAAGTTTTGCTTGCACAAAGTTCTGTTAATCATTAAATCAACTGGAGTTAAAACCGTATCATTAATAGTTACATCGCCTGAATCAGCAAAGTCACAAGCTGCAAGCTGAAAGTTAGCTGCTGTTCCTGCTATATTTCTTACATTTAATTTGTAAGCTACGTTTTCGTGAATTGTTACGTTACCTTCACCTAATGTTTTTCCTGAAAGTAATGCTGGGTAGATATATCCTGCTGCTTTTTCGCCTGCAAAATTACCTG